CGATGAGATATGCTATCATGTACATAACTTCCACATTAGAGCGTAGGAATGTGAAAGGAATTGACATTTTAAGGGGGGCGAGAATATATGACAAATCCGTTTAGCTGGATAGTGGGGGAAATATCAAAGCTCCGAGCTCCATCGTTTGGACAATATGGATGGGTGATAAGTTCGAGGGATGTGTATTCTTTAGATACATCACGCGTTGACTATACTCTTGCAAGAGAACTATACCACAATACAAACGACGAGTATAAGTTGGGGGCGGGGTTTGCTAAGCCGATAATAAATACATTAGCTGGTTTCATGGGTGCTCCTAAGTTTAGGTGCGTGGATGAGGAAGCCCAGCAAGTGCTTGACGATTATGCTGTTGAATGGACGAGTAAGATGTTGAGAGTACACCAGCTTACAATTAGAGATGGGGATTGCTTTGTATACCTGTATGCTGACAAGGTAAATAACATCCTTTATCCAGAGAGAGAAGGTGCGGCGATTGACTTTGTAATTATTCCGCCAGAGCAAGTTGCAGATATTGTGCTTGATCCAGTAACTCATAAGCCTATTGGCTACGTAATACAATCGCAGATAAGCTGGAATGAAGGCCGAAGAAGGTATACGTATACGCAGTACATAACACCAGAGATTATAGAAGTTAGTGCCCAAGGTGATGTGCCTGAAGGCGTGAAGGTGGGACAGCAGCCTAATCCGTGGGGCTTTATTCCGATAATCCATTTTAAGAATGAGCCAGAAGAGACACAATTATTTGGTACGTCGGAGTTGGAGGCTGTAGAGCCATATTTGAAAGCGTACCATGACGTTATGCTTCATGCAATGCAGGGTTCAAAATTACACTCCACGCCGAGGATGAAGTTGCAATTAAGGGATGTTGCAGGATTTCTGAAGAACAATTTTCCAGATGCTTGGGAGGATATTCAGCAAGGCAGACCTGCGAGGTTGGATTTAACAGGCCACGAGTTGCTGATTTTTACCGATGAGGAAGATGCTTCGTTTATTGAGGTTAGGTCGGCCATAGGTGATGCGGCTACCTTGCTTAAACTGTTATTCTATTGCATTGTTGATGTGTCCGAAGTGCCAGAGTTCGTATTCGGTGTGCATACTCCAAGTTCTCATGCCAGTGTGTCTGAGCAAGCCCCCTTGTTAGTACGAAGAGTCGCCCGTAAGCGAGAGATGGTTACGGAGAATTGGATTACATTTGCGAGAATGGTGCTTGCGATGTATTCACGATTAACTGGTAAGAGGTTTGCAGATTACGCAGTGGCTATAACTTGGGACGAGGTAATTGAAAGAGATGAGCGGCAATACGCAGAAACGATTAACACGTTGACTAATGCGTTGAATGTGGCAGTAATGGGTGGGTTTATGAGTATTGATGCGGCAGTTGATTTACTTAGCCAGTATGTGGATACAATGTCGGAATACGTTAGCGATAATCCAGAGATACCAGGAGAAAGAGAAAAGATAATCAAAAGCTGGATATTGAGGCAGAGGCTGGAACAAAATGCTGGCTTTAATAGGCAGTTGGAAGAGATGACAAAGGCGATAGAAGAAGCGGAAAATGAGCTGGCTTGATGAGGTTAAGAGGTTTAACAAGCCTTATTACAAGTGGACGCTTGAAACACGGAAGAAGTTCTTGGATACAGAATTAAGGGCTGAGAGGAAGCTGGCATTAGAGATTGAGGAAGCCGCAGAAGATTTGACGAGGTATATGAAGAAGCTGCCAAAGGATCATGCGGCACAGATGAAATATGTCCAAGAAGGGCTACGAGAATTTGCAAAAGAATTGAGAGGAGTGCAGAAGCAGACATTAACAGATGGGATAGAGAAGGCGGCGGCAATAGGTGTTGAGTATTCCAGAAGAATGACAAGGGATGTGTTCGGGCCAGTGCTTCCTTTAGTAGAGAAGGAGCTGGAGAATGTATTCGGTGCAGTGCAGGATGATGTTATTAAAGCGATGTGGAATAGGCGGCTTGCTGGGTTGCAGTTGAGCGATAGAATATGGAAGATAAGCAAGAGCAATGCAGATGCCATAGGTAGGATTGTGTTGTCAGGGATAGCTGAAAACATGGACATTGTGGATATAGCCAATGCGTTGGAGGAGTATGTGCAAGAAGGAGCGAGGACAATAGCAAAAGACTACCCTAACATGATGAAGAGGATGGGGAAGCGGTTACCTGCGAATTTGAATTATGAAGCTTTACGTTTGGTTAGGATAGAGGTTTCAGCGGCTCATGGTGATGCATTAATAAGGAGTGCGGCATATAATCCAGCGTGTAAAGGTGTGAAGTGGGTATTAAGTTCAGAGCATCCAGAATACGATATTTGTGATGAGTTGGCAAATGCAAACATCGGGTATGGTGCAGGCGTTTATCCAGTAGACCAAGCTCCACCGATGCCAGCTCACCCAAATTGTTTGTGCTTTTTCATAGAAGTGGTGGAAGAGCCTGAGCAGTTTACTGATAGGTTAATAAACTTCATAGGAGATCCGAGTAGTGATCCATTATTGAGGGAGTACTGGGACAAAACGTTTGGTTCATTGGAGGTGATATAATGAATGCGGATAAAAGCAGGGGGATTGAGCAGAGGCAAGCAAAGAGATACGATAAGGCGAGGATTGAAGTCAATCCGAGGTATAACAATATAATAATACGTGATATGAGAAGTGGTCAGTTCTTGCCAAAGAATAATTCGAAAGGGGGTGAAAAGTGATGCCAAAGGCATTCAAAATTAGTAACGATGAGATTTCGGAAAAAGAGTGGGGGGATGTAGATAAAAGTGCGATATGGCAAATATTTAAGCAGGGGCTTGAAGAAGGTGCAGACGGTGTAACAGCGGCAATAAGGGAGATGTATGCTGTAGTAAAAGCTCCGATAAATGAAGAGTTGACGGCGGCAGATTGTTGGGGGCCGCATCATGAGATCAGGTCTGATGGTACATTGGTGGTAAATAGGCGAGGGGTAATAGCAGCCGTTCAGGCACTCGCTGGAGCAAGGGCAGAGCCTAGTCTAACTCAGGCTGAGAAGGTGGAAGCGGCGAAGCATTTGAACAAACATTATCGGGCTTTAGGCTTAGAGCTTCCAGATAGCGTAAAGGCATTGGTCGGTGAGATGGAGGTAGTACCGTTACAAGCAGATGTAAATGGTGAGATGGCAATTAACGATATTCCAGTCGCTCCTTGGGCTGATATAGAGAGTTTGAAAGAAGGAGACAATAGCCCGATGGAGGTTATTGTTTCAGTACCAGTTGGCAAGTCTAAAAGGGGGTGGTTGTACACTGAGGAGGCTTTAAGAAGTATTGAAAAAGTCGTTAACGAGCAAGGCCTTCCTGGATTTCTCGGTCACCAAAAGCCTGAGGAAGTGGAACATGAATTCCCGAAGCCAGTTACACACTGGGTAGGAGCGAAGTTTGAAAATGGCAAGTTGTATGTTCGGGGTGTAATTGACAAAGATGCAGATGATTTGAAGCGCTGGATAAAGGGAAGAGCCGTACGTACAGTGTCCATATTTGGCGTGCCGAAATTGGCCAAAAAGGGTAATGGCGAAATTGAGGTGGTGGATTACCAGCCGTTATCTATAGACTGGACGCCATTAGGAAGGAATGGCATGCCGACAGAAATTGTAGCTGTTGGCGAAATTGACGTAATAGGGAAGGAGGCCGATAATGTGCCTGTGATTAATGAAGTAGCAGAAAAGGTTTACGGGGAATTGACAGCATTACTTGGAGTAGAAGGGGAAGAGGTAATCGAAGCTGTAGAAGAGATGAAGAAAGTTGTTGAAGAACAGCGTAAGATGAAGGTGGAACAGCTGATTGATAAGCTTTTAAGTGAAAAGGTTGTCGGTGAGATTGCACAAGTATTTGTGAAGAAGTTACTTAAATACGATGGCGAGCCTGATGAAGAGAAGATCAGCGGCGAGATTGATAGAATACTTAACGATGACGAGGTTAAGAAAGTGCTCGAAACAATGTACGTTACTCCTGCTCCAGTGGTAGGGGAGCAGACAGTATCTAAACTCGCAGTTAAGCGAGTAAGAATTTAGGAAGGGGGAATGACGAATGGCATATCCTGGTCAACCAGTACCAACTACTGAGTATCAAATACCTGTTGCGAAAATAAGCGATGGGAAAAGTGTAGTGGTTACAGCAACGGGTGATGTGGTTCAGGGTAATTTTTATGAAATTGAAGGGTTTTTCGGAGCGGCCATGACTAATGGCAAAGCAGGGGATAAGGTAGTGCTGAACATTGAGCAAGCGGAGTATAGCACTGTGCAGGTTGTAGATGGTGCAACGTTTAGCGTTGGAAGTTTGGTCTATTGGGATGGGACGGCATTTACTAATGATGTTGGAACAAGTAATAGGTTAGTGGGGCGTTGCACTTCTTATGACAGTGTGAATCAGGTGCTTACGTTTATTCTCGGGCCGCAAGCATAGAGAAGGGGGGACTGATATAGATGACTATAATTGATTTTGAAAGTAGGAAGGCAGCAAAAAGGCAAGGCGAATACATGTACCAAGTGCCGTTTATTTTAGATGGTAAGCCTGAAGCGGTGGATGTTCGGCTGATTAATGGCGAGATGGAAACATACCAGTTAACTAAGCCTATTGGAGAATTGATGACCAGTGCATCACTTGAGGATAAGAAGGATTTATTAAGGAAGGTTACTTTAGACGTACAGCTGGGAAGGGAGCAAGTGCCCACATTATATGAGCCTATTTACCAGCCTATTAGCGATCCTAACTTCCCGAAGGTATTGCAGGCAACTTGGGCGATGTATGGTAATGTGGTATTCCTTGAGCATTTAGAGGGGCAGGAGGTTCATTTCGGTAGTTTGTCCGTTGAACAAGGGCCGATTGCTACTATTCAGGAATATGCCGCAGGGTTTGAGTATACCAAGGAGCTCATAGACTTTAACGAAATGTTTAGGATTGAGTTAATCAACCAGGCTATAGGCCAGGCCTACAATGCGTTGCTTAACCATATTCACTTAGGGGCTATTATAAATTACAGCTACAAGGCGGCAAATACTACAGCATGGCAGGGTGGAGTTGTCAGCGATGACAATCCTTTGTGGTTAGGAATTTACAAGACGTTGAGGAAGGCCATCGTAGATGCTACAAAGGCGAGGAGAGCTCCAACGGTGCTACTTGCTAATCCGGCTGATAGGTTTGACATAGAGATGGCATTGCGTGGTGGGTTTACGTTAAATGGCACTACATATCCGCCATTAAGTGGAATTAACTCCGTCATTTACTATGAAGGCTGGGAAGGAACATTGAATGGGAAGCCGTTTACTTATCCTGGCGTGCCAGTTGGAACAGCTTATTTAATTAGGCCAAAGCAAGGCTTTAAAGAATTGATTAAGCGAGACCTTACGATAGAAACTACAAGCGGTGATTTAAGTAGGTTGGTGGAAGCCCAGATCGTAGCTTACGCATATAGAGGAGTTTTTGCTGCTATTGATGAGAATGTGCAAAAGGTTACCATAGCTCCAGCATAGGTGTGAAAGATGATAAGTTCGCCTGACATGGTCGCAAAGCTCCGTAAATTGTTGGATGAGCCTGATAATACGAGATTTACAGATGAAGAGTTGGTCGAGATATTAGAGCAGTCTGACAGTTTGTATGGAGCGGCGGCCTTAGGCTGGACTTTGAAAGCTACTAAGATACAGCGAGAATTGGGGCAGATTGATAGTTATTCCGTAGGTGCTGAGAGCTACAAATATAGGTCGCTAAGTGAGTTGTTGGAGTTCTGTTTGAAAATGGCTGATGTGTACTCAAATATGGCAGGAATGGGTAGTAAGGTAGTTCGGTTTATACCGCCAGAGGTCATATGATGGTGGAACAGCGTGTTAAAGACATAGCGTGGGCAATATCTCAGAATCCAGTGACGGTTACGATAGAGAGGAAGGAGAGAGCACTTACAGATGGCCACTTTGCAGAGACAGTTAGAGAAGTAGGAAGTTATACCGTGAGAATATTCCTAAACCGTAGGAATAAGCCGAGCCCGAGCGAGACGTCAGACATCGGAGGTAGAACAGTACAAACTACCAGCTTTTCAATGCTTTGCGATGCGTCAGTAGATGTGAAGAAAGAGCCGAACATAACCGATTATGTGAATGTGCCGTTACTGGGTAAGATGGAAGTTGACAATGTTACGCCGTTAATTGTAAATGGGCAGGTTGTAGGTTATCAGGTTGACTTGGTAGGTGTAGAGAAGTGATCGGGACAAGGTTTGAAGATAAAAAGCGGATGAAGTGGCAGGCAGTGTATACATTATTAAATTCCACTTACAGACCTATAACCGAGGCGTATATGAAGAGTAATAAGCCGTGGACTACTCGTACTGGTATGGCTGTAGCTGGGTTGCATTCCAAAGTGCTGTATTCCGATAAGCAGATAAAGTTGGTGTTAGGCCATGGCGTGCATTATGGCGTATTCCTTGAAAAAGGCCATACAAGAAAGACAAAGGGTGGTAAGACGGTGAAGGTTCGGCCGTATGCAATTGTGCTTCCAACGATGCAGAAGTATTTTCCTGAGATAGCAAGAAATGTGCAGAGGTTGTGGACATCATGAGGGAAGAGATACGTAAGCTGTTGGTGGCAAGTTTGCCAGAATTAGGTAGTAGAGTGTACGAGCCATATGTACCTACCCTTGATATTCCTAAGCCTTACTTGGTTGTAAAGGAAGGGACACAGGACATACTAAACGATTGGGCTGGTTATACGACTACCTTTGAAGTTTGGATATTTGAGAAGTTCGAGACATTCCAAAACGTAGATGCACTTAGGGACAAAATTGTTGCGGTGTTGGATAACGCAAAGATAGTGGCAGGAGGGAAGAAGTACCTTATACGCTACCTATCTACAGTTGGCGATGATTTTTGGGATGAAGAGCTCCAGGCGTTAGAGAGGGGGCTGGTGTTCCAAGTATTTTCGCTTGGGTGGTTGAATGGTGAAACATATGCTCCAGATCCTGTAGATGCGTTGAAGGAGTGGACAAAGAAAACATGGACTATGCGAGACGAAGAAGGCAACACTATTCCTGTGTTGCAGGTTGAACCTGACAGTTGGGACCCGAGTGATGCGAGGCCTGGGTTGTATTGGAGAATAGAAAATTTTTCGGTAAATAACAATATTAGTTCAGCGATGTATTGGCTGACGTTTAATATTGTAGGCCATCTTGTGGCGGCAGATCCATCTGTAAGAAGGACATGGTTGAGGATTGTAGCAGAGAGGTTTGGGGATGTTCGGAGGATACCTGTAAACACTGAGACTGAGCTGGTAATAATTGGCTTTAGCGTAGTGATGGACAGAGATCCTTTAACGATTGGACAGATAAGCGTGCAAGCTGAGATGGGTATGCTGAGAGGTAAAGAGGTACAGCCGATACTTGATAAGGTGGAGGTGTCTGGAGACGTGACATTTAGGATAGCCAAGGAGGTGTAGGGAATGGCAAAAACGCAAGAGACTCAGCCTGAGATAAAAGAGGTTGAGCCTGTTTATAGCATGGAAGATTTTATTAGCAATGCATCGGCTTTAGGCGTTAAACCAGAAGCGATTGTTGGTGCTTTGACAATGGCTGGGGTGAAAGAAGCAACCCGCTCCCAGATGGAGCGGTATTTACAAGATTTTCTCAGAAAAGAGGTGTAGAGAATGGCAGGAATTGTATTTCGTAGTGGCGAGCAAAAAGTAAGGCCTGGAGTATATATTCGTGTACAAAACGTAGGGCAACCTGTCGTACCAGCTTTACCTAATGGAATTGTAGCGGCAGTCTTCAGAAGTAATTGGGGGCCGATACAGACACCGACGGTGATTGAGACGGCAGAGGTAATAAGTGAGAAGTTCGGAGTAAGTGCCAGTTTAGATATGCTCCAAGAGGCGTTTAGAGGTGGCTGCAAAAAAATTGTAGGTGTGCGTGTTGGTGGAGCAGGAGCTCCAGCTCAGGTTACGTTAACAGATAGTAATACTACTCCAGCGCAAGTGGTAAAAATTACCACGAAATATCCAGGCACGAGGGGTAATAATTTCACCGTTACAATAAGGGATTCGTTGGCATCTACAAATATGAAGGAGTTTTTACTGTTTGAAGGTAGCACGCAGTTATTGAAGCTGACATTTGCTAAAGGTACGTCTGAGCCTACTAATTTGGTTACGGTTATAAATGAGTCTGGCAACCCGTATGTGGTAGCTGAGAAGCTTGCAGATGGTAATGGTACAGTGAAGAATGTGTCTAATACCGCATTGCAGGGTGGAACAGATCCGACAATTACAAATGAAAATGTCCTATCAGCGTTGACTACACTTGAAGCAGAGGATTGGAATGTTCTGGTAGTTGACTCGGAAGATGTTACGTTGTTTGCATCTATACAAGCATACATTGATAGGGTGCGAGAAAGTGGTAAGAGGGTTATGGCGGTGTTAAGCCAGCCGACTACCATTGATTTAGTTGAAAGGTTAGCTACAGCAAGAAGCTTTAATGATCCAGCCATCGTGTTTGTGTTAAATGGGTTCGAGTACTCTGACGGTGAAGTGGTAGAAGGATATAAGGCCGCAGGAAGAGTGGCAGGGATGATTGCAAGTGCGGATATTACAGAGAGTTTGACACATGCAGTGGTGAGTGGAGCAGTAGCAGTAAAAGGTGCATTATCGAATACCGATATTGAGAATGCCATTAATAATGGTGCAATAGCGTTTACTTATAATGCTCAAAAGCAGGTTCAGATTGAGCAGGGAATTACAACGTTTATTACACCTACGGCTGACATGGACATGGGCTGGAGGAAGATAAGGCGAGTGCGTACAAGAGACGCACTAATTGATAGAATTTCGGCCACATGGGACAGTTTGGTTGGTAAAATAAATAATGATAAGAATGGAAGAGCTACGTTGTTAGCAGCTGCCCAAGGCGTGATTAATCAAATGGTCACGGAAGGTGCGTTAATTAGTGGTATGATTTATGAAGATCCAGCTAATCCGCCACAGGGTGATAGTGCCTGGTTTGTTATTCAGGTAGATGATACCGACAGTGCTGAAAAACTATACCTGACATTCCAGTTTAGATTTTCACCAGTATAAAGGGAGGTGAGAGCATATGGCAGATGGAAGATATATTTTTCGGGATTGTGTGCCTGATGGTGCAATTGACATTGTGAATGTTACACCTGGTGATGTGGTGCAGAGGAGTTGGAGTTTTAGAGTTAACGCTCCGCCTGAATTGATAGAAGCACTTGATGGAGGTGTATTCCAGCCTAATCACATTATCCGAGGGTATGATGGTGAGCTGTATGACGGAGAAGGTAATTTCTTAGCTGAGGTCAATACTTTTCAAGCTCAAATAAACATGACTAATACCGATTATCAGGCGGCGGGTGAGAAGATTAGCTGGGCAATACCGCAATCCTACACTGTAACGTTGACATTTACAGAAACAGTGATAAAGGATGCAAGGCTATTGCAAAAGGTTATAGCTGGGTTGCAGAAAGGATCGCCAGATGCAAGGCTTAATTTTATGGGAGTGCTACACGCCCACGAGTAAGGAGGTAAAAAGGAGTGAGCAAGACAGATAAAGACGAGTTATTAGCAAAAGAAGATACTATCTTAAAAGACATGGCTGGAGTGTTAAAAGCCATGGAGACAGTCGAGCAATATGAGGTATTCCGTGTCGTTAGGGATGGGAAAGAGTTGTTCAGCTTCAGGGTGCGTGGCTTACAAGATGAAGAGACGGAAGAATGTAGGCAGGAAGCCACTAAGACTGTAAGGGATAAGAGGTTCGGGAACTTAGCCGTGCCGCAGGAATTTAATGTCGCAAAGTTTAATTCGTTAATGATTGTTAGAGCGACGCATCCAGAAGACGCAAGGAAGCTGTGGGAGAATAAAGAGCTGTGGGAGAAGGCTGGAGTTATTTCAGCATGGCAGTTGGTGGATAAGGTGCTAAAGCGTGGTGAGAAGGATGCGGTTATTGAGTTGATAGAAAAGCTCAGCGGCTATGGTGATGAAGGAGCAGACCGAGTAGAAACGTTAAAAAACTGATCAGGGCAGGTGGTGAGGCGACCATACTCCACCACCTGCTCCAAAGATGTGGAATAACGCCTGATGAATTTTATGCGAAGCCAAAGAAGGTGCAGGATTTTCTAAGGGCGTCGGTAATTGTTGAGTTGGAGGGGGAAGCAGAAGTCTTTAGACAGATTAAAGGGGGGTAGCGAATGGCAGAAGAAAGTTACAAGATTGAACTTATCATTGATGCAAAGGACAATTCAGCTCAGACGCTTTCGCAGGCAGAAGAGAGGATTAACCGATTTCAGCAGAAAGCCCAGCTTGTAAACAAGCAGCTATCCCGTTCTTTGAATACACAATATAAAACTACACTTACAGTGGTAGATAGAACTACGTCTGTAGTGAATAGTGTGGAGCGGTCGTTAAGTAGAGTACCGACAAAGCATTCCATTTTGATAGAAGCAAAAGACATGGTCAGTAGTGTTGTGCCGAAGATAGGCAGTACATTACAGACGGTGTTAAATAAGAGTGTGGGGATGGTTAAAGGTGCATTTTCAACTATGGGCAGGATTGTATCAAGCCCATTTACATGGTTGGGTGTAGCGGCGGGCGGGGCTGGAATGACAGCCGCAATTGCTGCTCCATTGAAGCTTGCAGGGAATATGGAGCAGGCGAGGTTGTCCTTTAAATTTTTCCTTGGTACAGAAGATAAGGCCAGAAAGTTTGTTGCTGAGATGCAACAAATGGCAGCTATTACGCCATTTGAATATAGGGATATTCAAGAGTTGTCCACGATGCTAATACCGTTATACTCAAGAATGTACGGAGTAAATAATGCTACTTCCAAGACTTTAGAAACATTAAGGTTGTTTGCTGATGCAGGCTCTATGACAGGTGCGGGGATGGAAGGAATACAGAGAGCAATGCTCGGATTTACGCAGATAGCCCAAAGTGGTAGGTTGAATTTGCAGGATTTACGTCAAGTAACGTTAGGTTTGAGGATACCTATGGAAGATGTACTTAAGAATTTAGGCGTAAAAAGTTTGGATGATATTGCAAAGGCTGGTATTCCTGCAAAGAAGTCAATGGAAGCGATATTAAAGACGTTAGAGAAGTATAAGGGGGGAAGCAAGATACAAGCTAACACATTACAAGGAATGATGTCAACTATAAAAGATGTATTGACTATGACTATTACGCAGTTTGGAGAAGGTATGCTTGCTCCAGTTGAAGGAATATTAAAAGAGATTACGGACGCATTGACTGGGACGGGTAGTGGAGTGACGGCTTTACAGCAGAAGCTGTTCAATTTTGGGCGGCAGGTTGGCAATGCGTTTGTAAGGATGTATGAAGGAGTTAAGAAATTTATAAAGGAGCTTACGTCATTGCCTGGCTGGGAGGATATGTCGTTATTAGAAAAACTAACAGCGACATTGGAGAAGGTGCTGGATGGTATGCTGGCATGGATAAAGGGCGATGGCAAAAAGCAGATAGATGAGTTTGGGACTACACTTAGTGATTTCTTTAGTGGGGTATTTGATGACATGCTACCAAAGGTACTACCAAAAGCAGTAGATTTTGCTACTAAATTGGTGGAAGAAGTAGGCAAGGCCGTGTGGAATGCGATAAAAACAAACAAGGTTCTTATGACTTTGTTAGGGGCGAGTTTAGGCTTAAAATTTTTCGGTTGGAAGGGTGCTTTAGTTGGTGCAGGGTTAGGGTTTGGAGGTTCGCTTGTGGCGGAAATTGCTGAGAATCCTACACCACAGAGACAGCAAGTTCTTGATTTAATGGCACAAGGTTATACAAGGTATGAAGCTGAACAGTTAATTAAAAATGGTAATGTGCTCCCATATGGTAATAGTAAGAGCCAAGAAGTGTCGGAACAGGCTATTTTAGACATAATCAGCCAGTTTGAGAAAGAGGCTGGGCTTGTGGAAACTCCTACTATGACTGTTACGCAAGATGTTAATAATATTTTGCTTCCGTTGAGTATTAATGAAGGTGTAAAAAAGGCGATAGATACAATCACTGGT